CATAGTATTATTCCTGCTACTGTTATTATTTCTTCCATTATGTTCTCCTTTTGTTTGTTTTGGTTGTATAATATATTAGGTTGGTATTATGTGAGATGTAGTTAGGTATACGAAGATGTAGTTACCTTTACCTTACTTTATCTTTACTTTATCACATACATTACACTATATTTACCACTCCAATCTCCCTTTCTTAACAACCTTAATCCTATAAGGCTCTATATATCAATGGGGGGATTTCGTAAATTCCATTCAATAGGTACTCTTAAATATTTTATAACCCATTTTTTTAGATACTACTAGATATTTTCTGACCCATTTTTTAGGTATTTCTAGTACTCATTATCTCTTCCATCACAGGTTCAACTATAGCACTTAAACTCTCCCACATATGATAATAATACTTTGCTGTATAATTACTTCTAACTTGATGTATATATTTTGCGTCAGTACTATCAATAGTGCGAATAAAAGTATTCTCAATATTAATATGTAAGTTAGCTATCATACTTGCTTGAAAATGAGCCAATGATTTAAAGTCATTATCTTGAGCAGTATAATTTAAAAAGAATAGAACCACATTGTAAACTAATCTTCTAGTTACATTCTTTCTGGCTCTAATCTTTTTGTATAATTTTCTATGTGCTATCTTTGTTCTGTATGTTTTTAGTTGATAAGTATAATATTGTTTTGTTAAGAGCCAGTCTAATCTTCGTTCAGCATTATCTATTGTTGATTGTTTTACTTTAGTATATATACGATCTTCTTTCTTACCCCTGTATGCAACTGGTGCATTACAACCAAAGAATGATGTATGAAGTGATTGCTGATATGGTGTTGTGGCTCTACCAACATGACCTATTCTTATTCTTTTATCTTCCAATCCTCTTGTTAGTAGCTTCTTTTGACAAGAAGAACAGTAAAGTACTGTTGATATTATAGGGGTGTGACACTCAGGACAGAAGCCGTTTGTTTCAGACTTGTCCTTTTGGTAACGCATGTGATTCTCTTCTGTATTCCAGTATGGCATAATTGACATCTAAATTCCTTTTTGTTATTATAGCAACGAAAGGTTTAAAAATGGAAGCAATAATAAAAATGCTTGAAGAGATTCAAGATAAATATGCAAGTAGATCTCTGGTTCTAGAGTTGTCAAACAGGGATGTTAGCGACTATGATAGAGGAATTATAGCTGGTGAGATAAGAATGCTTACTAGAATAATGACGGAGTTAGCTAATGATAAGTCTAAGATACTTTAGTGAAGAAGATGTAAATGTTTTAACAGAAATGTTAGAAGAGTTTGCAACAGAAACATTTGGTACCGAAGAGCCAACAGTGAATGTAGATCAATTTGTAGATGGACACAGTTATATCTATCTGATTATAAGAGATAGTGAAGTAATTGGATTTACTAGTTTTACTGCTATGGATTACTATGGAATGAGAGATATGGTTCTGAACCATGATTACCTTTATGTAAGAAAAGGGCATAGACGAAGTAAAGCAATGCACATAGTCAATCTTCAAGCAGGAAAAATTATTGATGTATTAAAATGTAATTTAAGCATTCCACTTGCTAATGGTACCCTAGAGCAAGGGCTTAATAGACGGATTAAATCGAAACTGATTTACTCAACTTATGAGTATAAATATGAAGATGTAGCTACAGAATATGATAGACTACAGAAAAAAATATATAAGGATAAATAATGGGAAAAAAATCTTCAAGTACGGCAGCAGCTCAACCAATAGTAGCACCAACAGCTCCAGTAGAGGAAGCTAGTGTAGAGATAGACGAGGAATCTGAAAAGAAGAGATTGAATACTGGTAAATCTTCATTAAAGATGCCAGTAACTACTACTCCAACTACAGGACTAAAGATATGAGAATATATGAACAGTTTGACATTATGGATCCACGAAACTTGGAATATAGTTTTAAAGGTAATCCGCTTAAGAAATTAGAAGATAGTGTTAAAAAAACAATCAAGGATCCAACAAGGCTAATAACTAAACCAATAGAAGAGATCGGTCAGGCAGGTGAAGATATTACTGATAGGCTTACTGGAAAGATGACTGACAGGGAGGCAGCAGCAGTTGCAGAAGCGGTTGCAGCGGCAGAAGAAGATCAAGACGGAGCTATGTCTACGACAGAAGAAGAAAAAGCTGAAGACCAAGAGAAGACGAAAAAGAGAGCCAGAACAAAAAAGAAAACTTTAAAAACAAAACAAACTTCAGTATCTGGTGCTGGATTAAAGGTTTAATAAATGGCTGAATTAGTTAGTGCAGCAAGTAGGTATGACGAGTTAAACGGAGAAAGAAGTTCTGTTACAGACAGGGCTGAATTATGTGCCGAACTAACAATACCTTACTTGTTTAGAGAGGATGGAGCATCAGCGACAGACGATCTTGAAAGAAAATATACGCAAGGATATGGAGCAAAACTAGTTAATCATTTAGTTGGTAAGTTTGCTCTTAGTATTCTTCCGCCAAGTCAACCTTTCTATAGGTTAAGTGCAACACAAGAGGCTATGGAAGCTATCACTCAAGGTGATGAAGCTGCAGCTTTTGAAATTGAAAAGGTATTGGCAACTCAAGAAGAAGGTATTCTTAGATATATTAATAAGAGTAGATTTAGAAGTAGTCTTTATCCTGCACTTAGGTTGGCTATGGTTACAGGTGACTCACTGGTTGAGAAAATAGTAAGCAATGGCTCTTATAGAGTTTTTAATATGAGAAATTATGTTATTAAAAGAGATGCTGCTGGAAATATTCTTGATCTTATTATCAAGGAAGTTTTAGACTTTGATGCAGTACCAGAAGAAATTAGAAATACTATTCCTGACGAAAAGAAAGAAGATGAAGTAAATCTTTATACTAGAGTTAGGTTAGAAGAAAAAGTATATAAGATTAATCAAGAGATTAATGAAGTGATAGTTTCTGGCTCTGAAGAAGAGATTGATAATATTTCTGATAGATTTATATCTATTCGATGGAACAAAGTAGACGGTGAAGATTATGGTCGAAGTTTTATTGAAGAGTACCTAGGTACAATGATAGCATTAGAAAAACAAAGTCAAGTAATTAATGAGAGTGCGATAGTAGCTTCAAAAACTATATTTACAGTAAATCCAAATGGTATGACTAAGTATGAAGACTTTGTAGATGCAGCAAATGGTGATGTTATTATTGGTCAAGAGACTGATGTTGGTACGATTAAAACTAACAAACATGTTGACATGCAAGTGACACATGCTATAGTTCAAGAATATAAAAAAGAATTAGCAGAAGCATTCTTACTGGGTAGTGCTGCAATTAGAGATGCTGAAAGAGTTACAGCTCATGAAGTTCAAATGGTTGCAAGTGAATTAGAAGCAAGTTTTGGTGGTATTTATACTGCTATTGCAGAAGATATTCAAATGCCCCTTATTGAGAATGCAATGAAGACTCTTAAGATTGATGGTGGTGATGATATAGATATTATTGTAACTGCAGGAGTTGAGGCTCTAGGTAGAAATATTGAGTTGTCTAAGATTAATAGTCTTATTCAAGAACTTGGAATGTTAGGTCAATTAGTTGGACAAGAAGCAGTAGCTAAAACTGTAAATGTTGCAGCGATGACAAGTGCTATGGTAGCAAATAGTGGTGTAGCTAGTAAGAATTTCTTATATAGTAAGCCTCAGATGGATCAAGCTGAAATGGCTGCAAGAGAAGAAGCTATTGGAAAAGAAGCATTGACTCCAGCTATGCAACAATTAGGTGCAGGTGGAATGCAACAACTTATGGAAGGAGAATAAAAGAATGGCAGTTAAAATTATCACAAGTGTAAATGTAGTGGTTGATGCGGAACCTATCAAGAAGGCTCCAGCTAAAAAGAAATCAGCAAAAAAGAAAGAAGAGAAGTAGTATTTGGGGTATGGTGGTTTTGTCTTTCCCCATCATGCCCTACTGTTAGGAAAGACTTTTATTTATAAAGGATTAGACAATGGAAATAGATAACCAAGAAGAAACAATAGAGCTTACTCCAGAAGAGCAAGCAATCGCAGATAAAGTTACAGGTAAAGAAGTAGAAGATAATAGTGTTGTGGAGCTTCCTAGTGAAACTGCAGCAGAAGAGTCAAAAGGTGACGATGCAGAAGAATTATTCGCAGGTAAGTACCAAACATTGGGCGATCTTCTGGATGGGATTAATAATCTAAATTCAGAATTGCCAAAATATGTAATTGATGGAATGAGTGATGAGGCTTTAGAACAGCATTATTTAGAACTACAAAAGGATTTTAGTAAAAATGGTAGAAAGCACACTAAACAGGAGTCAGAAGGAACTGACGAAGCGAAAGAAGAGGGTTCTGGAAAACCTGAACAAGTAAGTAAAGAACTATGGAATGAGTTAGAGTCGTACTATTCTGAAAATGGTAATATTACTAATGAAATGTATGACAAGTTAAATGCTGCTGGTATTCCAGATAGAGTAGTTGACAAGTATATGGATAGTCTTGGTGCAGATCAACAAGCATTTACAGATCAGGTATTTGAAATTGCTGGTGGTGAAGAACAGTATCAAGTTATTAAGGCATGGGCTGAAGATGGAAATATTCCAGCTAAACAGATAGAAGCTATTTCTAAAATGGACTATGATGGTATGCTTCTAAGCATGCAAGGAATTAAAGCTAAATACGATGCAGAAGTTGGTTCTAGTGAGCCAGCAACTAGAATAACTGGTGGAAATAAGTCTAATAATTCAGGTTCTTATGGAAGTCAAACAGAGTATATTTTAGATATTTCTGACAAACGATATGGTAACGACAAGAAGTATACCTACGCGGTTGACACTAAATTTACTAACAGTAAAAATTTACAGTAGCTTGACAACTTTGTGTAAAGTGTGCTAGGATTCCATTAGATTATTTACTAATGACCTCAGCCTCTTTCCAAAGAAGAGATTTATTGAGATACCCAGATGTAATAAGATAAACAGGTATTCAGTAGAGGTGTGGCAAAGAGCCATAAATAATAATTTTAAACATATAAAAGGAAATTTAATATGTCAGTAGTAAGTACAAAAACAGGATTAGCATTACAAATCTATGCTAAAACAATCGCAGCAGTAGAAAGAAAGAATGTATTCAAGGAACTATGTACAGTTCAAACAATTATGTCAGGATTCTCTCACAGATTTAATGTAATGGGAACTGGAATTGATACAGATGTATCTTCATTCGCATTAGGATCAAACCCAGCTGAAACTCAATTATCAGTTAACAAAAGAGATATTACTGTTGATAGAACTCTAACATCAAGAAAGAAAATTGATAACTGGGAAAAGAAAGCAGCTAACTTTGATATGGTATCTGCAGCAGTAGATCAAAATGCAACTTCAATGGCTATCAAGATTGATAAGTTAGTTGTAGCAGAATTAAATACAGCAATGGGTGAAGCTCAATTATTAGCAGAAGATGGTTCTGGTAAAGTTGTTCAAGATTCAGCTGGTGAAGTTACTGATACAGTAATCGGTACAGGTACAACTGCAGAAGCTAAAGGTGATGCTTTATTAGAAGCTATGTTCGCTGCTGGTTCTGTACTTGAAGGTAAGGATCAAGTTGGTAAACAAAGATACTTTGTAACTTCTCCAACTATGTATGACAAATTAGTACTTTCTAAAAAAGGTGTTAATGCAGATTACAACTCTGGTGCTAATGGTTCTATTGCTGAAGGTAATGTTTTAACTATTGATGGTGTTCAAATTCTTAAGTCTAACAACTTAGATACTGCTCCAAGTAACATTAGTGTTGGTACAACTCTTGCAGGTTGGTTCTTCACTGAAGACGTAATCGGTATTACTGAGTTAATCGGTCTTAACACTACTGAGTGGGAAGAAAAGAAAGAAAAATGTTACTACACTGATGTAGAGTATGCAGCAGGTTTCGGTGTTCTTAACCCAGCTTCTTTAGTTGCTATTACTTACTAGTCTTAACAGCTAAAAGAAAACAATAAAGGGAGGGAGGTAACTCCTTCCCTTTTTTTTATTTATGAAAGGAAATCTATGAATAAAAGAGACGCAATAAATGAAATACTTTTAAGTCTTAACGAATTACCTTTAGATGTTAGTGACGCAGTTGAAGATATTGGGATTGCAGTAATTGTAGACAAAGAACTAGATATTGCAAAAAAGAAAATTCTAGCACAAGGTTGGTTCTTCAATAAGATGGCCAGAACTTTATATCCTAACACATCAGGATATATCGTTATACCTGAATCTTTTCTGTCAGTAGATGGTGGAGATAATGAAACTACTCTTATGGTTCGAGACTGGAAGTTATTTGATAAGGCTACTATGTCATATCTGTTTGAAGAGCCAAAAGAATGTATAGTTACAGAAGACATTGTTTTTGATGACTTACCATTTCATGCAGCAAACTATGTAGTGCAAACAGCATCTTTGCAGGCATATATAAACATTATTGGTAATAGTGAAGATATTCAACTTAGAGCCAGTGCAGTACAACTTGCTAAGATTGAAGCACTAAGAGACAATGCAAATAATGTAGATGGTAATATATTGGCAGCAACATACGCCTCTAACCTACTAGACAGAACAGGACTGTAGTATGGCTCTTGTAAATCATAACATAAACAATATGGCAGGTGGAGTATCACAACAACCTGATGAGTCTAGGTTTGATAATCAAGTAGAGTCTATGGACAACTTTATGGTTACAGCTGCTCAAGGACTAAGAAGAAGAAATCCTGTGGCTCAAGTTAATACTACAGCAAGGAACCATACTGACACTATGGCTGTCCATTCTTATGATAGAGGTGATGGTCTTAACAAGTATGGTATGATTGTTGATAATGACGGGCTTAGGATATTTGACGAGGCAGGAAACCCTAAGACAGTTAATATTGTAGGCGGAACTGATCCTATTGCTCAATGGGGAAGTACTGATTGGAGTACTAATATTCAATTCTTAACAGTAGGTGATACGACTTGGGTTCTAAATAAGAATATGACTGTTAGAAGTTCTCTTGAAGCAGCTGAAGAAAGAATAGATAGAGCATTTTATTGGATTAAAAAATCATTTGACAATGGTCAGGACGAAGGGTATACATATCAAGTGGTTCTTGATGGAATAACTCACGAGATAAATTCTACTGATACTATTGCAGCAATAGAGAATGTAGATGTAAGTGTTCCTCTTCTTCCAGAAAAGCATGGATTACTTAAGAAGATTAATGACATATCTATGACCACAAGAATTTTTGCTAAGAACTCTGGTTCTATACTGACAATAATCAAG